GCATTAGCATATCTGCCCTCTAAACCACCCAAGAAATCTAACCCTTGTGTTGCTTGAACAGCACCGGGGGGTAATTCTCTTCCATCGCCTTCAAATCCGTACGGATCTTGTTTGACTATCTGATCAAGAGGTGTTGTTTGATGAGCAAACTCTGATATACCCTCTGGTACAGGAGTAGGCTCAACGACAATCGGAAACTTTTTGTTACTAAAAAGTATGTCAATTATCTGTCCGTATGCAGCAAGAACTTTCGTTTTGGTTATTTTAATAAATACTTTTGATCTTTCAGAGTCACGATACTGTGTAGTAGAGTCGTAGATACCTCTGTAGTTTTTAAAAGCTTGTAACCAACGTAGTTCATAACTG